GTCGTCACGGATAACCGCAATCACAACCAACCGAAGAAATACATTGGATGCACGACCAAAACTTTACACCGTTGTCCTCTGCGATTGCGGTTATCCGTGACGACATTCCGTATTTTGTGGATGAAATTATTTTGGAACACGCGGTATCCCGCGAGTCCGCCAAAGAGTTTGTGGAAAAATTTAAAGACCATAAGAATAAAAAGGTTTTCATCTACGGAGACCCCGCAGGTCGTTCTGGCGAGAAGCACGGTCACAAATCAGATTATGATGAGATTGAAGAAGTGTTGCGTTTGCACGGTTGGAAGTACGAACGCCGTGTAAAACACAAGCATCCGGCGATTAAAGACCGTCAAAATGCGGTACGCGCCCTTATTCTTAACGCAGAAGGTCAGGTGCGGTTGTTTGTGAACACCAGCAAAGCCCCTTACTGTCATAAAGGTTTAGCCACAGTTCAGCTGAAAGAGGGTTCTAGCTTTCAGGAAGACCAAACAAACCAGTATCAACATATCACAACCGCAATCGGTTACTTTGTGGACTGGCATTGGTCTGTTGGCTCTATTAAATTTACGTCCTCAAGGACAAAAGGAACTTAAATGTCCATTAAAAATACTCATCCTGCTTATGCCGAGAAAGTTCCTGATTGGGAAGTAATGCGCGACACCTATAAGGGTTCCCGTGTGGTTAAATCTAAAACAACGAAATACTTACCTGCGACGGCAGGTATGCTTTTGGACGGAATGTCACACGGGTGTGATGGACTGGCTGCTTACGACAGTTATCGTTTGCGGGCAGTGTTTCCGGAATACGTTAAGGAAGCTGTGGAAAACTATGTGGGTATGTTGTGGAGACGTCCCGCAACAATTAAGCTTCCAAAAGGTATGGAGGGAATGCGAGATTTTGCCACGCCTAACGGTGAAAGTCTTGTAAACCTGTTACGTCGTATTAACGAGGAACAACTTGTTAACGGTCGTTGTGGTTTGTTGCTGGATTTACCACAGGTAACAGAAGATACTACGTTACCTTATATTGCGCTGTATGATGCAGAAGCTATTATTAACTGGGACGAAAACGTTATCGGCGAGGGTCATACAGAACTAAACTTTGTGGTCCTCAATGAAACATCTGTCAAACGTACAAACGGCTTTAATTGGGAAGTTTACGAGAAGTATCGCTTGCTTCTTTTGGGCGAATTGGATGCCAATGAGTCTAACGGTGAAGCAGATTATCATCAAGGTGTATATACTCAAGATAGCACGTTTGAATATGACCCGTCCAACATGATTACGCCTGTTTACAAAGGCGTTCCTTTAAAGGAAGTACCTTTTGTCTTTGTAAACACAAAAGACTTGACGTCTAACCCTGACGAACCGCCTTTGTTGGCACTGGCGAACCAATCCCTTGCAATTTACCGTGCAGAAGCAGATTACCGCCAGACCCTTTACATGATGGGTCAGGACACCCTTGTGATTATCGGAGCTATGAATCGTGAAGAGGATGAAAAAGTGCGTATTGGTTCAGGCGCAGCCCTACACATTGAGCAGGGCGGCGACGCCAAATTCATTGGCGTTGACGGTCGTGGTTTGCCGGAACAACGTTATGCACTGGTAAACGACCGCTTACGCGCGGAAATCCAAAGTGGTCAGTTGTCTAATTCTAACGACAAAGTAGAATCCGGTATCGCCTTGCAAACACGTCTTGGCGCACAAACTTCCACACTGATGCAGATTGCCATTAGCGGCGCGGCAGCCCTTGAGAAAATCCTCAAACTATGTGCCAAGTGGATGGGATTGAACGAGAGTGAAGTTGAAGTTCATCCTAACCTTGAGTTTGCCGTTAACGATTTGGAAGGTCAAGACTTGCTGATGTATATGCAGGCAATCCAACTTGGCGCACCGATTTCTCACGAAAGCGTCCACCGCCTTGCCCTGTCTAAAGGTTTAACCACAATGACATACGAGGACGAGTTAATCCAAATTGAAAAAGAGATTAAAGAGGGTCGTCGTGTTACAGTTCCACAAAATGCAGGTTTGCAAGTTCCAAACCCTGCTAATGACAAACCTGTTGACAAGCCGAAGGATAGCGAGGCATAATAGCCACGCTATTCACAATTAATTGGAGATTCAAAATGGCATTACAAATTATCGTAGAGACTCTGGATGACGTTGACGAAAAATACCATGACCTCTACACAGAAAAAGACGGTAAGTTCCAGCTGACTGGTGTTGAGGGTATGAAAACCCAAGCGGACATCGACCGTTTGCAAACCGCATTGACAAAAGAACGTGCGGAACATAAAAACCTGAAAGAACGCGTCAAGATTTTTGAGGGTCGTAAGTTTGAGGACATTCAAGCAGACCTCGACCGTATTCCAGAACTGGAAGCCGCCGCTAAAGGCGACAAAAACGTGGACGAACTTGTTGAAGCCAAGCTCCGCGCCAAAATTGTTCCTATTGAGCGCGAACGCGACAAATACGCCAAAGAACTGGAAGAGGCTAAAGCCACTATCGGTAACTACGAAAACGCAAGCCGTGTTCGTAAAATTCAGGACAGTATCCGCTCGGCGGTCGGTAAGCAACAAGGCTTCCAAAAATCCGCTATTGAGGACGCTATCACATTGGGCGAACGCCTGTTTGAAGTTCTCGACGATGGCACTGTGGTTACAAAAGACAATGTCGGTGTAACTCCTGGAATTACCGCTGAAGATTGGTTGTCAGACCGTAAGAACGACAAACCTCACTGGTGGGGTAGTTCACAAGGCGGCGGCGCGGCAGGTAGTCGCGGTGCAAGTTCAACTGCTGACAATCCTTGGACTAACGCTGGCTGGAACTTGACTAAACAAGGTCAAATTATCCGCGATGACCCTAAACGTGCAGAACAGCTTGCCCGCGCCGCTGGCACTCAAATCGGCGGTCCGAAACCCGAAGCTAAAAAATAATCGTTGACAATTTTAAGCAGCCGTGTTACAGTATCTTGAATGTAGCATGGCTGCTTTAATTTTTGAGTCTAGGGTCTTGAGGACGTAGACTTTAACTCCTAATTTCAATCTGAGGATATACAAATGACAGTCCGTATTTCTGACGTTGTTGTACCGGAAATTTTCAACCCCTACGTCCAACAACTCACCCAAGAAAAATGCCGCCTGATTCAATCCGGTGCTTTGCAACTGGACAGCGGTTTGTCCGCTGACTTGGCTGGCGGTGGTTTAACTTTCAATCGCCCGTTCTGGAACGATTTGGCTAATGAAGACGAGAACGTCACTACTGATGACCCGTCTCAAAAATCCACTCCTTCCAAAATTACCACTGGTAACGAAATCCAAGTTCGCATGAATCGTAACAAATCATGGTCTAGCATGGACTTGGTTGCTGACTTGGCTGGTTCCGACCCTATGGCTGCTATTGCCGACCGCGTTTCATATTACTGGGCGCGTCGCTTGCAAGCTGCTTTTATCGCAACCATGAAAGGCGTGTTTGCCGACAATGCCGCCGCTCCTACTGCTAACGAACACATTTTGAATGACTTGACATTCGACGTTCGCGGTACTACTTATCAACAAGGCGTGACCGACTTCAACGGTGGTTCGTTCCTGGATGCTTGCCTCACTATGGGCGACAGCATGGACCGTCTGTCTATGGTGATGGTTCACTCCGTTGTCTACAACAATATGCTGAAACGCAACTTGATTGAGTTCATTCCGGTCTCAATCAACAACCACGCTGTCAAAATCGCTCACTACTTGGGTCGCCAAGTGATTGTGGACGACAGTATGCCTATGATTGAAAAAGGCGTATTCGAGTCCTGGCTGTTTGAGGGTGGCGCGGTTAAACTGGGTCACGGTATGCCCGCAGTTCCAACCGAAGTTGAACGCAAACCTGACGCTGGTAACGGCGGCGGTCAAGAAATCCTCTACAACCGTCAACAGTTTGCTATCCACCCCGTGGGTCATGCTTACGTTGGCACACCTGCCAAAGGCGGTCCAAGCAACGAAGCAACCGCAAACAATCTGGCGCACAAAGACTCTTGGAAGCGCGTGTTCCCTGAACGCAAACAAATCAAGATTGCTCGCTTGATTACCCGCGAATACAAATAATCCTAAACTGTGGTTATAGAGGGTTTAACGACTTTCTATAACCACATTGGAGACCGAAATGCAAAACATTATTGACGCGTTGAAAAAATTGGACGTTTCAAATGACAATCACTGGACAGTCGATGGACAACCGCGTCTGGACACTGTCAAAATGCTCGCAGCAGACCCTTCTGTTACCCGAGACACCATCAATGCGATTGCGCCGGATTTCAACCGAGAAACCGCCGCAAGCTGGGAACCGAAGCAAGAAAACGAGCAAGTTCAGACCACGTCCGATAACGAACAAAGCACAGAAGACCAACCGCAAGAAAAACCTGTTGAAGCAACAGGAACAAGTGGAAATGATGCTGAACAGCAACCTCAAAATCCGGAAGCCAAACCGAGCGAAGAGGTAGCTGAAACTAATCTTGAACTCTTGGAAAAAGCTCTTGCGGACGCAGAAGCTAAAACGGCAGAAAAACGCTTGGCTAAAGAACAAGCTGACGCTGATTATGCCGCTGCTTTGCAAGAAGAGGATGCCGCCCGAATCGCTTTTGACAATGCAAAACCAAAAACGCACGAATTGGATCCAATTCACGGCTATCTGAACGCTCAACTGGAACAGAACAGCGAACGTAGCCGCGTTGTTGAAGCATTGCGTGAAGCTGGTGTTACTCCAGAAGTTCTGCAAAAGTTAGCAGGCGTGAATCCAACGGATTTAGCTTACTCCACTAAGAAATAGGTTTATCATGTCGCTCATTGTTGAAGACGGTTCTATTGTGCCAGACGCGAATAGTTATGTTGCCCTCGTTGACGCAGATAACTATTTCACAGCACGGAATAACCATGTGTGGTTATCGCTGGAACAGGACGCTAAAGAAGCACTCCTAATTGCAGCAACAGACTACATAGAACTTCGCTTTGGGCGACGCTTCCTCGGAAAGAAGAAGCAGGATAATCAGCCGTTAAGTTTCCCTAGAACAGGGATTCCTTACATTGCCCCAATTCCGGAAGTTCTTAAAAAAGCGTGTTTTGAATACGCCATTCGAGCTAATAGCGGTCCACTTGTTCCAGACCCTAAGTTTGACGAATCCGGTATGGCTTTAACAGTTCGCCGCAAAAAGGTCGGACCGCTGGAAACAGAAATGCGGACGCCATCAAAAGGCGTTGGTTCTACAGTAACATTATTTAGACCCTATCCGGGCGCAGACTATCTGTTGACTGATTTGCTCGGAAGTTCTTGTGAAAACAGGTGGATTAGAAACTAATGTTGCCAACCGAATATATGTGGGTGGAAGAAATGATTGCGGAAAACGGGCGTGAAGTAACGCTCGTTATTCCTAGCAACGAACCCGCAGATCCTGATAAACCGTGGAACGGTTTTAAAAAACAAGACACTGAAATCAAACAGATGGGTGTCTTTGTTCCGTCGTACACGGCGCAAAAGGACTTCGGTTTGTCATTAAAGGAAGAGGACTTGCTTGCGGAATGTGAACAATTTGTCCTTTTCTCAGGTATTAACCGTCTTGTGGACGCGCGTTTCATTATTGACGATGGTGTTAAGTGGCGTGTCGTGTTCTTAAGTGAATTACGTCCAGGAAAACATGAATTGTTTTACGCAGTAGGGGTAAAACGATGAATTACTTGGAAGCTCGCGATAAAATCCATGCCCCTTTTTACAATATTTGGAAAGAGACAGGTTATCCTGTTGTCTGGGAAGATAATTTGGCAAAGCCACCGTCCATAGAAACTTGCTGGGCGCGTGTAACGATTGCCCATGTCAGCGCAGGACAGACATCACTTGGCTGTGGTAATGACAAGCGGCGTTATGAACGAATTGGGCAGTTGAATATCCAGCTGTTTGCTCCCGTGCATGATGGTAATGTTAGGCTTTACGAACTGGGTCAGCAAATAGTTGATTCGTATCAAGCAGTAAGATACGACGATTTATGGTTTAGGCGTGTTTCTTTGTTAGAGGCAATGCCGGAAGGTGCGTTTCAGCAGATGAATGTGAGCGCGATTTTTACTTATGAAGATATAAGGTGATTTAAAATGGCAGTATGTCAGTCAAACCGATTAGACTCGAACGCCACAGGACTCCGTTACGCTGAAGAGGAATGTTTGCGTCAGTTACCCGCCAATGTTACATGGCATGGATTGGAACCGAACTCCTATAACGATTTCGGTGGTACTATTACCACACAGGCGCGTGAACCGATTTCAGCGTCTCGTCAGCGTGAAAAAGGCGTTGTTACAGACTTGGAAGCTTCCGGAGGTTTCCAACAAGACTTGACAATCGGTAATACTTGGCGATTGTTGCAAGGCTTTTTGTTTGCCGACGCTCGCGAACGCCCTACCACTATGCCGCTAAATGGCTG